TTACGGTTCCACCGTAACGTGGGTTCGAATCCCACCCTTTCCGCCAGCGACTACGCCGGTGGCTTTCATCTCCCGGCGTTTCTGCTGTACGAAGTCCCACAGCAGCGATCGCGCTTTTTCCTCGCCCTCGACCAGCTCGGCCAAGTGAGCGAAGTGATGGTCGGGCATCGCTTCGACGCCCGTTTTCCAGTTGCTGAGTCGTTGCTCGGATACACCGAGTAACCTCGCAAGTTCGCGCTGAGATCTCGTTTCGCGCCACTTGTCAATTAGGGTTTTCTCTACATTCATACCGCCCTCGACTAACGACTTTTCCGTTAGATTACAACTACCGAGTTTTCCGTTAGCTAACGGAATTTCGGCTAGCGGTCAGTCTACTGGAGCTTCGGGGATGGCGCACCTGGCGCAAGAGGTGGTTGAAGGCGACGCGGCGCACGGGTGCCCCCCGCGCGAGCGGGGGGCCACCGGGCGACGCGGCGGGCTCCCCCCGTCCGGTAACACGGGGGGAAAGTCCCAGACAGGCGAGGGTCGACGGTTCGCGTATGCCGATCCGCCGTACCTGGGCTGCGCGAAGCGCTACTACGGCAAGCGGCATGACCAGGCGGCGGTCTATGACACGGTGGAAGGGCACCGGGCATTGATCGATCGGCTGGAATCCGAGTTCCCGGACGGTTGGGCGCTGAGCTGCCATGTCCCTTCGCTGGGCGTGTTGCTCTCGATGTGTCGACCTGGCGTGCGAGTCGGCGCGTGGGTGAAGCCGTTCTCGGGCGTTCGGCCGCGCGTGCGAGCTCGGTTCGGCTGGGAGCCGGTGATCTATCGAACGTCGCTGGCCTGGGACTTCGGGCCGCAGTTCACCGACTACGTCATCGCGAACGGCAACCGCAAGGTTGGTGAGAGGGAGTTGTTCGAAGGGCAGAAGCCCGAGGTCTTCGCCGCCTGGATCGCAGATCTGTTGGGGTACCGGGTTGGCGATTCGATCGTCGACTTGTTTCCAGGCAGCGGTGCGCTGTCGCGGGCCTTTGCCAAGCTCGATGCACGCTGCGATGCGGGTCTGTTTCAGCTGGACCTGGTGGCATGACGGCCATCGTTGACTGGTGCACCGCCACCTTCGAGTTCGACTCGGAGCGCTTCCGGGGCTTGCTCAATGCCCTGTCGTTCGCCGTGGGCCTGCCGCTGCAGGCGGTGGAGTCGGCGGCCCTTCGTGGGTTCACCGATGGCCGGCGGATCCACGCGTTCGTGCGCGGTGAGTTCGTGCACCTGGCCACCGTGTGCTGGGGCGGTGAGTCCCAGCGTGGCAGGGCGATGCTCGACATCCCCGGTGCCTCTTGCGGCCTGATCGACTGGCCGGCCATGCGCGACCTGATCGAGTCGCTACCGGAGTCGCGCCTGACGCGCGTCGACGTCGCGGTCGATCTCCACGATGGTCAGTGGACCGTCGACGACGCGATGCAGTGGGTGCGCGCCGGCGACTTCAACTGCTCGGGCCGCAACCCGAGCACGCGCATCGACGGCGACTGGTTGCCCGTGCTGGACGGCGGCAAGAGCCGCGAGGGCCGCACGCTCTACGTGGGCAAGGCGCGCAACGGCAAGGGCCTGCGCGTGTACGAGAAGGGCCGCCAGCTCGGCGACGCCGAGTCGGAGTGGAATCGCTTCGAGGTTCAGTTCGGCAACCGCGATCGCGTGTTGCCCTTCGACATGCTCACGGAGCCCACGCGGTTCTTCGTGGGCGCATATCCCGCGCTCGAACGTGTGCTCTCTGCAGCGGGCGAGCGCATCGCGACGATTTCGAACACTGCGGCGATCACGATCGGCCGCATCTTGACCTGGGTGAAGGCGAGCGCCGGCAAGTGGCTGCACGTGCTCGCCTCCGAGGTCGATCCGTCTGAGCTGGTGGAGGCCGTCCGCGTGTCTGCGGTGCCTCGCCGGGTGCAATCGTCCGCCGTGGGGGCGGGCCTATTGCCGGAGGCTGTCCGGCGTTCATTCGAGGAGTGGAAGTCATGGCATGGGAACGGGTGATGGTGTACGGCTTCACGGCGTGGAAGGGCCAGATGGACGACGGCAAGGCCGTCGATTCCGGGAAGGTGCTGATCCTGCGGCCGTTGAAGTCGCAGCGCAACAGCGCGGATCAGTTCAAGGTCGGGCAGTACACGCAGGAGTTCTCCTTGGGCTCCTCGGCGTTGGCGGGGCGGTGGGTCGCCGACCCGAGCAAGCCGTTTCTGCCGCGCGAGATGGAGGTCAACTTCGAGATGGTGACCACCGGCAAGCGCGTGGAGGTCATCGTCTCCGAGCTGCGGGCGATCACGCCTGCGAAGGCGGCGTGATGGTGACCACCTACGACGGCCTGGTGTGCACGTCGGCACGCCGCGATCACTTCGGCTTCGTGCTCTTCCGTAATCGCGGCGCGGCGCCGGTGGAGTTCGTGTGCAGCCAATGGGCCTGGCCGGCCACCGATGAGGGCAGGGACGCCGCGCGTCGGCAGATGGTACGCACGATCGAACGCCTGCAGCTCGAGGACGCGCAGCCGGCCATGCGCGCCCAGGCGGTGATCGTCTGATTTTCTGGCCGGCGCGGACTTGGTGCAGCCGCGTCGGTTCCTGTTTCCGCACCGTAGGGGACTGTGATGCAGAAGAAATTGGCGGCTCTGGCCGCTCTGGGTGCCGGCTCGGTGGGCTCGGCGATGGCGGCCGTGCCGTCGTCGGTGACGACGGCCCTGACCGATGCGGCTGCCGACTCGGCGACCGTGGCCGGGCTGGCGCTGGCCGTGGCGATCGGCATCGTCGCGTTCAAGTACATGAAGCGGGCGCTGTAACGTGGGCGTGCAGTATCAGGGGCGGTGCTTTGAATCGACCGCTGATGCTGCTGCCGCTGCATGGTCGGGGGTGGCTCCGGTTATAGGGCCGGGGTCGCCCCCTGTCGTTTCGGTAACCGAGTGGACGGGGACAGGCTGGCAAGTCGCGTCGTATCAGGGCGGTGCGTTGCTGGGGGTGCAGGTGGTGCCGACGATCGCGTTCGGGAGCTGCGATGCCGGTGCGGCTGCGCTCGATGGCATGACGCTGGCGTGGCTGGTGGTGGGCGTGTGGGTAGCGGCTTGGGCGCTGCGGTCGATGGGCCGAGCGCTGGGGCGGTAGATGGTGTCCGGCGAAGTGCTGTCGTGCTGCACAGAATGAGGGCGTCGAGATGCAACAGTTGATGGATGCGAATTTTCTCGCGGCGTTCTTGGCTGTGGTGGGCGCAGCGTGGATCGTCTTGAGATGAGGGGCGCGTTCGTTGCTATCGCTCTGCTGGCGGGTCTGTCGGTGGTGCCCGCGCGCGCGGAGTATCGATGGCCGTCGGGTGTTCAGATTCGTGCGGCGACCAACGGTGTGCCGGTGGTGGTGGGGAGTCTGACGAAGCAGGCCGCGATCAGCGGTGTTGGTGGTGGTGCGTCGTTGATCGCCGGGCAGCGTATCGGGCTGGGCGCGGCCTCGGCGTCCGTGCAGTTGTCACGGGCGTTGACTGTCGCGCAGCTGGCGCGGGTTGCGCGGATCGCAGCGGGCTTTGCGGGTCCGCTAGTGCTCGCGGGGCTCGTGTATGAGGGGTTGCAGTACATCAACGGGCAGTGGCAAGCGGTGGATTCGGTGCAGGGCGGCCTGTGCTGGAACGTGAGCGGTCCGTACGCGTCTGAATGTACGGGTTGGGGTACTCAGATATGTGAGTTGCCGATCGGTGCTGTAGGGCATGGGTACGCGTATGTGCCGTCTCCGGAGTGGCAGAATCAGGTGAAGCCGTCGTTGTTCAGCGTGCAATATCTTCAAGGTCAGCCTGCTCCCGCAGGTTGGGTGCAGTTCAATAACTGCACGTCTCGTCCGAATCAGGGCGGCTACTTTCCGGTTGCTCTCGCTAAGGTCGGTTCTCCGGGCTATGTGCCCGCCACTGATCAGCAGATGGAAATCTCCTTCCAGCAGGGGCTGATTGCCGCGCCGTCGAAGGCCGCTGATGTGTTGGCGGCCTCGGAGCCGTATGTGCCGGCCGATCAATGGGAGACGGGCCCTGCTGTCGCTACGGGTCCTGCGACGGTGACGGGTCCGGGCACTACGACGACGGTGCAAACGGATGCGGGTACGGAGACCCGCACGACGACGAATACGTACAACCTGACCTACAGCGGCGATGTGGTGACGGTGACGCAGACGACGAACACCACGACTACCTATCCGGATAGCACGACGAAGACTGAGACGAGTACGACGACGGCTCCGGGGGGCGATGTGCCGCCGGCCGAGGAAAAGCCCACGGACGTATGCGTCGAGCACCCGGACGCATCGGGCTGCGAGCCGCTCGGCGAGCACGACGATGAACCGGACTTGCAGACCGAGGATCGTCCGTTCTCGTGGGTACCGACCATGAGCGCGGGCGGTTCCTGCCCGGCGCCCAAGACGGCGACGGTGCATGGTCGTTCGCTAAGCCTGAGTTGGCAGCCGGTGTGTGACCTGGCGGTGGGGGTGCGTCCTGTGGTGTTGGTCGTGGCCTGGATCGGTGCCGCCGTGATGGTGTTCGGTGTGGGGCGCAAGGTCGCATGAGCTGGGCGACGTTCATCGCCGGGGGTGTGGCCGGCTGGGTTAAACGTGGTGCCGGCGCCCTGGGTGTGGGTGTCGTGACGTACACCGGCTTCGCCGCGTTGCGCGATCAGGTCGCCCAGGCGGTGACGGGTGCCCTGGGTGGGCTGTCCGGCGACGTGTACCAGCTCATCGCGCTCGCCGGCTTTGTGGATGCGGTAGGCGTCTGGATGGGGGCCTTCGGGGTGGTGGTGACACTGTTGTCGTTCAAGCGCTTGGGCGTGCTGTCGAGTTGACATGCTGACTGTGATTACGGGGGCGCCCGGCGCCGGTAAGACCGCCTATGTGGTGGCTCAGTTGCAATCTTTCGTGGAGGCGAATCCGGAGCGCCCGGTGTTCGTGATGGGTGTGCCTGAGCTCACTGTGCGTCACGAGTTGACGCCTCCCGTCGAGCAGTGGACCCGGGAGGTGGCTGCGGTTGAGGATGCCGCAGTGGTGCAGACTGAGTTCGCCTTCCCCGAAGGCGCCTTGGTCGTGATCGACGAAGCGCAGAAGGTGTTCCGCCCGCGTGGCGTGGGTAGTCGCGTGCCGGGACATGTCGCGGCGTTCGAGACGCATCGGCACCAAGGCTTGGACTTCTGGCTGGTCACGCAGCATCCGAACCTGATCGATGCCAACATTCGGAAGCTGGTTCGCAAGCACGTGCACCTGCGTCAGTGCTGGGCGGGGCGCGAGCTCCTTGAGTGGTCCGAATGTTCGGACCCGAACAGCCGTTCTGATCGTGACGCTGCCGTGCGGCGGCCCTATCGGTTGCCTAAGGCGGTGTTCGGCCTGTACAAGAGCGCGTCGATGCACGTGCGGACTCGCCAGCGGGTGCCGTGGGCAGTGTGGGTGTTTCTGGGGGTCTCGGGGATCGTGGGCGTGCTGGGCTGGCGGTTCTACGGGACCGTGTCGAGCGCGATCGAGGGTGAGGTGAGGCCGGCCGAGGCGCCGACTGCTGGGGTTGCCAGGGTGTCCGTGGGGTCTGCACCGGGCCAGCCGGTGGAGCTGTCGTACGGCGCGTTCGTGCCGCGGCTGCTGGGCCGTCCCGAGTCGGCGCCGCTCTACGATGAGGTCCGCAAAGTGGTGGCGATGCCGGCGGTGGCGGGCTGCATGGCGTCGCGCAGTCGTTGCACGTGCGTTACAGAGCAGGGTTCGAACGCTGGGCTGTCTGACGCAGAGTGCCGTGCTTGGCTTGCTGCGCCCCCGTTCTCGCCGTTCCGTCACGTGTTCCCGGACGGGCCGCCGGAGCGGGTCGGGCAGGAGCGTTCGGAGCCCGAGGCTCCGCACGGCTGATGTCGTGGGTGATGGTCTCGGCGTCGGGGATGTTGGCGTATCGGATCGTGCGTAGGCCGGCGCCGGTGATCATTGCGTCTCGCTCGGCATCGCGAGCACGTTTCGTCTTGTGGGTGGTGTCGTCGAGCTCGATCACCGCGAGCACCTCGAAGGCCCGCGTGCAGACCACGAAGTCGGCGATCTTCTGGCTGAACCTGTTCCGGGTTGCGTGCGACCTGGTCATGAGCAGCGCGCCGAGGGAGACTTGGGCGAGGATCACGTGCTCAGGCAGTGCAGCGCGCAGCCGGTGATACATGGCCTGCTCGCGCTCCGTCAGTGGCGATCGCTGTCTGATGGTGTCGGAGCGGCTCTTCGGCCGCAGGGCGGCCTTCATTGCCAGGGCGGCGATGAACGCCAGGACGATCAGGGCTAGGACTGAGCTCATGGCAGGTTGATGCCACTCCCTGCACCTGGTGGCCTGCCTCGCCCGACGGCCGGCCGATTCAGGGCCTCTAGCGGTGCTCCTCGATCGGCAGCTCGAGGTCCAGCGGGATCTGCTCGCCGGCGAGGGTGTACCACCGGCGGGGCCAGATCACCACGCACTGCTTGTCGTCGAGCGCCTGCAGGGCGCAGTACGGCCCTCGGGCGTGGTCGGACATGACCACGTACTCGTCGTTTCGCAGGACGCGCATGGCGCGCCCGCCGTGGCTGTAGACGATGGTGCCGACGGCCACGCCGCGTACGGTGGTGCGGCCGCGCCGCCGGCGGAACAGCTCCAGCGTGATGGTGTGCTCGGTCATCGTTGGTGGGCGAGATCTGTAGGTGGCGCGAACAGGCTGGCGCGGAGTTCGGCGGCCTTGTCGAACTCCGCCCATTCATCGATGCTGATGAGATCGAGTCGATGCGCCATGCGTGCCGCGCCGTGGATGGATTCGCTCAGGTAGTAGGCTGCGCGTTCGTCCTGGATGGTCGCGAAGGCGTCCAGCATGTCGTTGAGCAGGCCGAGGGCCAGGTTTTTGTCTCGCAT